GGTTTCCTCATTCTTGACCGGGGCGGGTTTCGGTTCCTCCTTCGGACAACAGGTGCCTTCAATCTTCTTCAGCACCGTTTCCTCCTGCGCCATAAGCCAATCCTTGTCGTCCGCAGTAAACTGGGACTTGCTGTTGTCGATGAGTGCCAGTACGAATTTTTCCTTATCCATTTTGTTAGCCTCCTTAGATTCATCTTTATTTGCCACTGTTTTTAGTTCAGCTTGTTCTTTCTTTTCAAAAACAAGCCCCAAACGAGAAGCCAACCGCTGAAGAAAACCCTGTTTCTCCTCAACTGAGTTGTCTTTTATAGCCTCCTCTACGGCCAGTTCCACATCAGTAATCTTCTCCTCTTTATCCTGATTAGCGCGAATACCGCAACCATCTTCCCAACTACAAGCCCCTTTGGAACCGGGCAGGAGCGCAAGATGATCGGGGCGATAGTTGATTACAGTAGATTCGTATTCTTCGGAGTTCCAAATGCCAGGGGTGCCATCCGCCTCTACATAAAGCCCGGTGGAAACTTCCAACTTGCCTTTTTTAACACCGCTCAATGATTCAGGAGAAATATCTCTGGCTTTGTTCTCGTCAATCCAGACCTCCCCCTTGACTTTCCTTCCTGCACCATCAAAGAATACGTTAAACAGCATACCAACGCTTTGTGCTTGTAAAATCTCAGGGTCATTGCAGCAAGTTGGTTGCCCTTCCTTTTCCGGGTGATAGATGGAAACTGGACGCCCGTTCCAAGACATCGGGAACTTTTCAAGCTCCGAAGCAGGATAGAAAAGACCGTTGTGGACCCCTTCGGTAAGCAGCACAACCGGAGCTACCAAATACTTTTTACCTTCAAACATTTCAGTTCGAAGACTAAGATTGGTAGCTAATTGCTTGATAAATGTCTTTTTCACTGATTAAATTCCTCCTCATCTTCGAATACCGGCAGCAGGGAGCATCTGCAATTTGGTTCCCCAAGCATCCCGACAGCTACTCGTTTGGTATAAACCTTCCCATGCCTGTCTTTATGGGAATCCCTAACCCTTTCATCCAGGGCCGTCCACCATTGCACTTTGACCGCTTCGCCGGATCTTATTTCGTGGGCTTCATATTCTTTCAGCTTCGCTTCGTTGAAAGCCCTAACCATTTCTGTTCTGGCAATCAGTCGAGCGCGGGTGCGGCCGATCTTATCACACCTGCCTGCCATTTCCCGCGCCACAGCCTCTACCCCCCTACCTTCGGCTATCCCTAAAGCTAAAACCCGTGAGATTTGAGAAGCAGTTGCGGCGTTGACCCCTTTGAGGTCGGTCCAAACCCTCGTATACAACGAAAGGAGAGGCCCAACATGGATAGGTTGATTGAAAGCTGCGGAAAGAGTAGGGCCAGAAGCTCCATAGCCAGGAATCGCATGTCCGGCCCTCTCAAACTCCATCCGTGCTTCCCGTATCCCTTGTTGATAAGCTGTGTCAATGTAAAGATCAGTCCATCTACCGGAAAAAATGATAGATGGCGGTCCTGATGTTGAAAATAGAACTTCCTCTTTGAACATCCGCTCAAGCCAATCAATGAAAGAATCTATTTTAGATTCGTCCCACCGATACTCAAAAGCATTGAGAGTGGGGTTTTCAATATAGGCAGCAGACAGTGTTCTTAAAGGGACGCCTTCTTTCTTGACGTTGAAAAAGTTTTCCTTGACGATCTTCTTTTTAATTCTGAGAGCAGCCCTTTTATAACAACCGGAAAGGCGGGTGGCTAATTTTTCCCTCAAAGTCCTTGTTCTGGTCGGATCTCTCCTTTCCAGAATGGTGATGAGGGGATTTTTCATTTAACCGCTTTCACCGGGGCCGGTTTGGGAACTTGAGCAGCAGGGGGATTCTGAGTAAAATTGTTCATATCCTCTTCTTCCCGCTCCAACTCCTCTTCCCACTCTTTCTCTCTCTGATGCTTGTACTGGTCGATCTTATGCTGCTCTATCCCAAGAAAGTCTCTCAGGTAAAGTTCAATCGGGATACTGGTAACAGCAGACCTGGACTCGCAATAGGCTACAAGGGCTTCTGTTTTGGTCTTGGATATGTCAGCCTGTTCCTTGCTGTCCTTGATGAGCATATCCGGCCAGATAACAGAATAATCTTCATCAGGTTTCGGAAGAAAGCCAAGTTCAACGCATTTGGCAATGAAAGGTCGGAGGATTCCATTTTCAACTTGATTTCTTCTGCGTTCATCGACTTGTTCCAACCAGTTCCTTGAATCCTGTGAAGAAGCAAGCTCACCACGCTCAGAACCCATAAGGATTCGGGCTGGGATGCCGGTAGAGGCTGAGATGAGTTGTACCAATACGTCAACGTGGCCCCTTGGGTCGATGGCCACTTGATTAAATTCATGGACTGTAACGCCCTGTAGGCGCAGTGCAGCCCGCATTTCATGCTCCCACTCCGTCAACTCCTGGTCAAGATCCTCAAGATCGGTCCTGTCAAACTCAGCATCTTGATCTGCGGTGAGGGCCATGCGGGGTTTTGCACCACGATAAAACATTTCCCCGGCACCACCGGAAACTTTGAGAAGGTCTTCAAGATAGTTGTAGACAGACTTTAAACGAGGATTTCCATAAACTTCATTGTCAAGAGCTTCTTCAGAAATATGAAGCACTCTTGTCCAATGAACCTTTTTCTCAATGGACATATGCCCATCTGGGAGTTCAAACTTTATGGAATAATAGAGGGGAAGGCCAAATCTGGGATTGGAAACATCCGTTTCGAAATCGGATATTTCTACAGATGCTTCAGAATAGGGGCGTAAGAACACCAATTCGGAGTTTTTTGGTGCGGGGGTATCGAGTTTACTGTCCCCAAAACCAAATACCAATATGCCGAATCGACCGATGCCGGAAAGAATATCCAGGTTTTTTAAAGTGGGGAATACTTTGTTCTGTTTGAAGAAGGAATTTATCGCTTTTTCAAATGAGGTTTCAGTCTCATCTGAAACATCGTCTGTAATGGTGGGAAGTTTGCGCCAGGAATCTTTTACCGGCTTTGTAATCACTCTACGCGCAACACCATTGCGCTCAAACATCTGCACATAGTCATTAGTAGTCAGGGTTTCCTTGTAACCAAATTCCTTGAACAGATTACGCGCCCCATCGTGGGTCATGCCGAGTTGAGAGGCAAGACGCATACGGCTCATAATGGCGCTGTTTTTGACAAGGAGAGATTTGACCTTGTCATATTTCTTCTCTAAAACAGCGATGGATTTATTTGGATTCTTTTGAGCCATTTAAATACTTTCTTTGTAAGCTCTCACACCTTCGCAAACCAACAGAATAACTTCCTTCATCTTGGAACCGCTGATTGCTTCATCTACATTAAGGATATTCAGATCATTGGAAATGGTAACGCCGATCAAAGCCTGTGCTTTGGAAATGAGCCACCTTCGTGTAAACTCATCAGATAGAAGCGCCCCACGATAATTTCCGATCTGTTCCTCAATCAAAGCCACAATTGCATCCCGGTCCTGGGCAATCTGAGCAGCAACACAAAACTTGGAAAGCGGGCCGACTGCTTCCGGTTTGATCTTACAAAAGGCGTATGCAAGCATCGGCACATCTGTTTGATAGTCGATAATGGATAGATGAGGAGCGTCTAAAGTCTTGTTTCCACCACACCCAACGATAAATCCAAGAAAGATCAAAAAAGCTGCAAACAGAATGGGAAGAGTCTTTTTCATGGTTATTTTCCTTAGTTGGTTGTTACTTCCTCATAGCCCCGGCTTTTCTGCTTCCGACAGTAAGTCTGTTAAAAGCACCGGCAGCGGCATCCCACTGATCCTTGAAAGCACCGGAGGGGGCTGTGGCATGTTCTTCGATAAAATCCTTATTCCAAGGAGCTTTGACGAGAAAGACATTGCCGATATTAACTTGATCAGCGTAGGGAATGGCTCTTGTTTCCTTATTACCAGTGACCTTATCCGGTCTTGCTTTATATCCGGCCAGGCCCTTGATGGAGAATGTGACTGAATCCTTACCAGCAGACCCAGGCTCTTGTTCCATCCAGATCGTGGGCTTTCGACCGTCCAATATAGCAATCTGTCGGATCTTTTTCTCTCTACGAACAGTTCCCCATTGTCCTTTTACCACATCAAAGACAACGAAGGAACCATTATACATTTTAGCCATCAATACCCCACAGGTATTGCACCCACCGTCTTCCGTAGCAGCTTTGTCCCAATATCGAACCAACTTTTTCACCTGGGTCATAGGGGGAGCAACGGGTAGGATTTGGAAGTTCTCTACTTCGAACATCTGCCCACCCCTTGGGTTGGGCTTCTGTCCTACCTGTGCGTCATATCCGTTAGGACCGAGGGACTTTCTTAAATCGTTTAATACTTTCCAAGACAGCCTGTTTGGATCAAGTAAATTATCTTTATAGTATTTCCTTAAATGAGGAGGGTGTACTTCGTAATTCTTACACTCCCCAGGAAGACAGATATGCCTTACATTACCATGTTCCAGAAAATACTTGGTTGGATCTTCAATATCCAACCGTTGCATAATCAGAATTGTAGCAGTAACCTTCTTGGAAACCTTACGAGTGGAGAGTGTACCACGGATAACGCGAGTGGCCGTTACACGGTCTTTATCGGAAACCGCTTGCTCCGGGTTCAATGGATCATCAATAAGGATCACATGGGCATGTAAACCCGTTACAGTAGCCTTGGTAGAGGTACTGAATCGACCACCTTTCTGATTATTCCTGAAGTTACTCTTCTGATCCTTGTCTTGTCTTAAAGAAATCTCTTCCCCAAATAATTTCTTGAATTTTTCACTTCTGATAACATCTCGTGTATAGTCAGCGTGCTCCAAAGACAATGTACCAGAATAAGACATACTAATGTATCTAAGAAACCCACCAGTGAAATTATATGGCTCCCCTTTTTTAATCCCATTCTTTAGTCTATAGCGTTTGTGCTCTAATTCAAACCCCTCTTCCGGTAGAGCAGCAATCCACGACCAAGCAACAGCCATTTGACTAACAATGGTACTCTTTGTAGTTCCAGGGGGAATATTTATCACCAAATCATATAATTTATTCTTACCCCCAATAACATTGAATATTACTTTTTCAATCTCCTGGCACAATAGAGTCATGTGCCAGTTCCATTCCATCTCATCTTGGATAATGGTATCCCAGAAGTATTGAACGAAGCAGCTTAAACTCCTCCTGCACAATTCCCTTGTGATCAGTTCCTCATTGGATACCAGATCCGCAAGGAACTTATTATCAATAGAACCGCACTCAAGGTTATTATTTAAAGCTACATTAGACATCTTCACCAGAATTTCAAAATTTTTCTAAAATTTTTTCAGGGGGTAATCTTTATGAGAATTTAGAATTTATTTATAAAA